GCAATAGCTAAACGATTAGGTGTGCCACTTGAAGAATATGCGAAACAATTAGTCGCGAAGGAGGCATAAGCATATGGAAAACGAAACAAAAATAAACAAAACTACCCGCGCGAGTCAAACTCGAGAGAAAGACTCTCGACCTAAAGTTTGGACTCCCCCGTCATCTTTAGATGCACCCCCTGCTCCAACAGGATACAGACACCGTTGGATAAGAGCCGAAAGTATGGGACTTGACGATACTAAAAACGTCATGGGTAAAATGAGATCTGGATGGGAATTGGTGAGAGCCGATCAATATTCAGAAGCAGATTTTCCAACCGTAAAAGATGGCAAACATGCTGGGGTAATCGGAGTTGGTGGCCTATTGCTGGCTAGGATACCGGAAGAGATCGCGAAGTCTCGAGAAGAATACTTTAAACAACAAGTAGCTGATCGAGAACAGGCAGTTGAAAACGACCTTATGAAGGAACAGCATCCAACTATGCCGATCAATCAAGATCGTCAGAGTCGTGTAACTTTTGGTGGCTCTAAGAAGAACTAATCTTTTAGTTATTCCGAAACCATCAACTAAACTAACAAAGGAGTAAAAACAAATGGCTAATCAAGACAGTGCTTTTGGTTTGAAACCTGTTGGTAAGGTTGGACAAAACGCAGATAACGGCGGTATGTCAGAATATCAGATTGCTGATAATGAAGCATCTTCAATATTCCAAGGCGACCCTGTTATACCACAAGCCTCTAATACAGGCTTCATCGACGTGGCAGCTGCTAGTAATACACTACTAGGTGTATTTTGGGGTGTAAACTATACAGACCCAACAACTGGAAAACCAACATTCAGAAACCATTACACACAAACAAATATCACATCAGGTGATATAGACGCTTTCGTATATGACGATCCGTACGAGAGATTCGAAGTACAAGGTGATGGTGCTTCAGCAAGAACAGATATATTTAAAGTAGCAGATATCGTGTACGCTGCTGGTTCAACAATTAATGGAACATCCAATGTTGAATTAGACGTGTCCGATTTAGAAGCTACTGATGGCCAACTAAGAGTCATTGGTATATCTACTGACCCACAAAACAGCGAATTGGGTTCTGACAATATAAACTACATTGTTTATATTAACGAACACACATTCCACACAGCATTATAATAGGAGTAATTAAATTATGGCTATATCACGTAATCAACTAGTTAAAGAACTAGAGCCAGGTTTGAATGCACTATTCGGCTTGGAATACAATCGTTATGAAAATCAACATGAGGAAATCTTTACCAAAGAAACTTCTGACAGAGCTTTCGAAGAGGAAGTAATGTTAAGTGGCTTTGCTAATGCCTCTGTTAAACCTGAAGGTTCCGCAGTTACATTTGATAACGCGCAGGAAACTTATACATCAAGATATCAGCATGAAACTGTTGCACTAGCTTTCTCAATTACTGAAGAAGCTATTGAAGACAACTTGTATGATAGACTGTCAAGCAGATACACAAAAGCTTTGGCACGTTCAATGGCTAACACCAAACAGGTGAAAGCTGCTAACGTTCTAAACAGAGCTTTTAACTCAAGCTTTACAGGTGGTGATGGTAAAGAGCTTTGTGCTACTGACCACCCAACCATTTTTGGAACTGTCAAAAATGAGCTATCAACTTCCGCTGACCTTTCTGAAACATCTCTTGAGCAAGCGTTAATTGATATTAATGCGTTCACAGATGAAAGAGGATTGAAGATTGCATCAAGAGGAGTAAAAATGATTATTCCTTCTGAACTTCAGTTCACAGCAGAAAGAATCATGAACTCTGCTAACAGAGTTGGAACTGCTGATAATGACCTTAACGCAGTAAAGAGCATGGGTATGGTCCCACAAGGATACTCAGTTAATAACTACTTAACTGATACCGATGCTTTCTTTATTATTACTGACGTTCCTAACGGTCTAAAATACTTTGAAAGATCACCAATCAAAACTTCAATGGAAGGTGATTTTGATACCGGTAACGTAAGATACAAAGCAAGAGAGAGATACTCTTTTGGCTTCTCTGACTTCAGAGGTATCTTCGGTTCACCTGGTGCGTAATAAGTAACTTCATCAATACTTTTAAAAGGGGCTTTATGGCCCCTTTTTTTATGGGAAAATCAGTTGACTTTATGGGAAATTAATGTACAAAATAAAAGCGGATAATATTGACAAGGAGATATATTATGACCGCAATATCACAGTCTTTAATCGCTGAGAAAATTAAACTCGAATCTCAGTGGAATTCTCAATATCTTAATTCTGGTAAGGAAACTATTGAAATGAAATCTATTGAAGAGAGAATCAAAAGAATCCTAGCTAAAATGAGATGGAGAAACCAAGACTATGAGAGTCATTTATTTTTTAAATAGACTTGCTCTCTAAATAAAAACGTTTATATTTAACCTTCTAGGGAAATAAACATATATACAGACTGTCCTAGCAGACGAACGTAGAGACTGTATATAATTTACTACGGAGGTAAAATATGGGAACAACCACATTTCAAGGTCCAGTTGTATCTAAAAAAGGTTTTTTTAGTACAGGGCCCGGTAACGTTGTAGACGCTGATTCTAGCGTTTCTTTAACGATAGCTGATCACGCAGGTAGAATCGTACATAACGATGCTGCGGGTGCAGTGACTTACACATTACCAGCAACAAACGCAAATTCTGATTCTGCAGTCGCAGGACCAGGAGCAGACTTAAACAATCTAAGCAACGTCGGTGCTACTATTGAAATTTTTGCATCAGTAACAAAGACAGGTGACATGGTTATACAAGCTGCAAACGCAACTGACGTAATGGTTGGAAGTGCTGTCTTTATTGATGACTCATCTGATAACGTCGTTGGTTTTGAAACAGCCTCAACATCTGACACTATTACTTTAAACGGTAGTACAAAAGGTGGTGTTACTTTTTCAAAGATTGTATGTACAGTTCTTGCTTCAGGTAAATGGAAAGTTGATGTGACTTCAGGATGTACTGGAACACCAGCAACACCATTTAGTGCTGCGGTAAGTTAATGATTAATTAGGAGCCCTCTTAGAGGGCTCCTATACAAAGGAGAAAAAAATGGCAAGTAAAGGCGACGTAAAAGCAGTTAGAGTCACAGCGACAGGAGTAGTTTTTGCAGGCAGAACTAGACTCAGAGGAATTATTTTAGCATCTGATGGTGGTGGAGCAGGAACAATTATTCTACAAGACAACACAGATAGCGCAACTTTGTTTCAAGCTGATGTTCCAAACGGTGATGTATTTTCAACAAACATTCCAGAAGATGGAGTATTATTTCCTGGCGGAATGAAAGTTTCTACAATCACAAACATAGACGCAGCTACTATATTTATTGATAAGTAAGGTTAAAAAATGGCTACATCAGGCACTACAGCTTTTGACCTTGACATAGATGAAATAATTCAAGAGGCATACGAAAGATGCGGAGCAACAGCTAGAACCGGTTATGGTTTAAAAAGTGCTAGACGATCTTTAAATATATTATTTTCTGAGTGGGGAAATAGAGGTCTTCATTTATGGAAAGTAGATTTAGCTTCTGTTCCTTTAGTAGAAGGACAAGCAGAATATAATACAACAAGTGATAGCACCAATTTTCCAAGCAATGTAAATGAAATATTGGAAGCATATGTTAGAAATAATTCAACTACAACAGCCCCTGTAGATACACCTATTACAAAAATAGATAGATCTGCTTATTCTTCTATTGCAAACAAACTATCTAAAGGAACACCTAGTCAATATTATGTAGACAGGACTACATCTCCTAGTGTTTTTTTATATCAAACACCTAGTAGTAGTTTTTCAGGAGCTAGTTATTTATTAAAGTTTTATTATTTAAAAAGAATCGAAGACGCGGGTGCTTACACCAATCAGACAGATGTAGTGTATCGTTTTATACCCTGCATGTGTGCAGGATTAGCTTATTATTTAAGTTTAAAAATAGCTCCTGATAGATCACAGAATTTAAAATTATTATATGAAGATGAATTAAACAGGGCTCTTACAGAAGACAGTTCTTCTACTAGCACTTATCTAACACCAAAGGTATACTTTCCAGGAACATGACAAATTTTGCAAGAGGTAAATATGCTAAGGCTATATCCGATAGAAGCGGTATGGAGTTTCCATATGATGAAATGGTTAAAGAATGGAACGGTTCTTTGGTTCATTTCTCTGAGTTTGAATCTAAACAACCACAATTAGAATTACAAGTTCATGGAGCAGATCCAGAGGCTTTACAAAACGCTAGAGTAGATAGAACAGAGCCAGGTGTTGCCGTGTTATTAAACATAGATTCTTTTCAAACAGGTAGTGCAAGTTCTTCTACCATAACTGTTACAGAAATTAATCATGGTAGGTCTTCAAGCGATACTGTTCGTTTTAGAGATGTAGAGAGTTTTGATGGAATAACAGCAACTAATATTAACAAAGCTGCAGGTTATTCAATAACAAAAGTTGATAATGACACTTACACTTTTAGTGTAGACACAGATACAGCAACAACAGGAAATCTAAAAGGAGGGGGCAAAAACGCGTCTGCAGGGCCCGTAACAATTTCACCATGACAATGACTTTTAGCGAACTAAAAACTAATATTAGAAACTACGCAGAAACTGATAGTGGAGTTTTAACTGATACTGTATTAACAGTGATAGTTAAGAATGTAGAGAACAGAATATTTAGAGCCGTAGATTCTGATGATACAAAATTTTATGCAAATTCAGATTTAACTATAGGTAATAGATTTGTAACTGTGCCTTCTGACACTAGAATTATCAGATACGTTCAACTAACAAATCCCACAACCTCAGATCAATTTTTCTTAGAACAAGTTGATACTTCTTTTTTAGCGGAATATTTCCCTGATCCAGATAACTCTAGTGATTATGCTATTCCTAGGTATTATGCTCATTGGGACTCTGATAACTGGGTTGTGGCTCCAACGCCCGACGCAGCTTATAAGATAACTCTAGCTTATATAAAACAACCAGATACTATAACCACCTCCGATTCTAGCACTACCTATTTATCTAACAATTTTCAAGATATGTTAATCTACGGATGCATGGTAGAAACTCTAAAATACTTGAAAGGACCAGATAATATGATACAAATGTATGAAGCATCTTATCAAGAGGGGCTTCAAACGTTTGCGGCAGAACAACAAGGCCGAAGACGCAGAGACGAATACACTAGTGGTGCGATTCGTTTGGATATACAATCACCACAACCAAAAATGAAATAAGGAGACTATAAATGGCTAACATAATACCAGATGCATTCAAATCAGAACTCTTATCTGGCACACATAACTTTGCCAACGGTGGCAATACTTTTAAAATAGCTTTATACACAGACATCTCTGGATATTCCACATCAAGCACTGCATACACTACCTCTAATGAAGTTTCTTCTTCTGGTACTAATTATTCTGCTGGTGGAAATGCCTTAGATAGTCAAGCCGTTTCAGTTGCAAGTAATACAGCTCTTGTTGATTTTGCCGATGAAGTTTTTTCATCAGTGACTTTATCAGCAGTAGGCGCTGTTATTTACAACGATACGAACAGTGATAAGCTTGTAGTTGTGCTAGATTTTGGAGGAACTAAAACTGCTACTAACGGAGACTTTACTATTCAGTTTCCTGCAGCGGGTGCTTCAACAGCTATAATAAGGATTGCGTAATAGGTTATGGCTTTAGTTTTAAACGACAGAGTTAAAGAAACCACCACTACGACCGGTACAGGTACAATTAATTTAGGTGGAGCTCAAACTAATTTTGAAACTTTTGTAGCAGGAATAGGAGATGGCAACACCACTTATTATGCTATTGTTCACAGAAGTTCAGCAGAGTTTGAAATTGGTTTAGGTACCCTAACAGACGCATCACCAGATACTTTAGCTAGAACAACAATTATATCTAGTTCTAATAGTGATAGTGCTGTTAATTTTTCTGCGGGAACAAAAGATGTATTTTGTACAATGCCTGCTAGTAAAGCAGTGCACGAAGATGGCAGCTCTGACGTAACTCTACCTAATGATTTAATTTTAGGATCAGACTCAGCTATTCTAAAATTTGGTGCAGACTCTGATATTAATATCACACACGTTGCCGATACAGGATTAACTACAAATGGAGACTTTACAGTTGGAGATGATCTTACAGTTTCTGGTGGTGTAATTGATTTAAAAACTAACAGTGGTTCTAGAGCTCAATTAAAACTTTATTGTGAGTCAGGTAATGCTCACGCACAAAAATTACAAGCACAGCCTCACTCCGCAGGGGCCACGAACACATTAACATTACCAGATGGTAGT